GGGGCTGAATCAGGCTCTTTTTTTATTTACACCACATGAGCAGGGAGAACAAACTCTACATACGCAAGTCTGACACCGGGACCACATACAACAGTCTCGATGATTTCGGTTTCGCCGCAAGCGAGATTCCTTGGCCCGAAGAGGAGTTCAAGGATGTCGCCGTGCGCGACTGGCCCGGTGAGGATGGGGAGGATGCCTATATCCCGCCGAAGCTCATGATTAAGCCTTATGACCTTACGGTGAAGTTCGTCTACAAGGGCGCACGCGGCTCGGCATATGCCGATTATGTCAGATTCCGCAATTTTCTGTCCGGACGGGACGGAGCCGGAGCGACACTGCGCATATATGACGCACGCACCGGTATCGGACGGAGGAATGTATATTGCAAGAGCATTCCCACGCCTGATTTCAAACGCGATAACCTAAACGATTATGCGTCGATGGAAGTCAAGTTCCGCGTGACTGACCCGTCGGCAGATGTGACATTGCCTACAAAAGAGTAGAAGACCATGTGGATAGTCAGAGACAGGGACAACCGAGAGAAACTTGTAATCCATTCGCTCGAATACAACGGTGAGTGGATGGGCGAATGCTCTGTGTCCGTTGACATAGAGTCAGACTCGCCGGTAGACTTCCGTCTCGGAGACTGGCTTGACTACCGTGGCGAACGGTTTGAGATAAACTACGACCCGTCGGTAATCAAGTCCGCGCCCGCTGGAATCAAGGGAGACGGTTTCAAATACTCCGGGGTCAAGTTCAACTCCCTCTCGGACGAACTGACCCGCTGCGGCTTCTACGACATTGTAATCAATGACAACAATATCCATTACACGGCACTCCCGAAGTTCTCATTCTTCGCGCCGACGGTAAAGGAGCTTGCAGACCGCATACAGGCCAACCTCGACAGATTCTCGGAGCAGAACGGTTCCGAGAGATGGATTGTGGAGGTGCATCCTGAGTTTTCCGGCAAGACCGATGTCAATGTGAGCGTGGATAATGTCAAGGTGTGGGACATGCTGAAAGTCGTCGTTGATGATTTTGAGGCTTATTTCACTATCAAAGACCGCAGAATCACAATAGGTGCTCCCGGTGTGCCCGCCGCTCATGTGTTCAGATACGGCAAGGGCAACGGACTGTACGAGATTGAACGCAGCGGCGAGAACGACCAGGAGATTGTGACGCGTCTGCGTGCGTATGGCTCGACGCGCAACATGCCTATCCGCTACTATCAGCGTCTGAGCGGCTTCCGCGCAAAGGACACCATCGCCAAAATCAGCGATGTGAATACCCCGACGCTTAAGACAGTGCGCCTGACCAACATGTCTTTCATCGACGAGAACAAGCTGGTTGACAAGACTGTTTCCGGTGATTCGGTGTTCGGTTGGCTTGCCGTGGAAATCAACGGCAAGACCTATGCGATGTACTACCACCGCAACGACAAGTCCGGCTCCCACTACATGACCATCGGCCAGAGTCCGCAGCCGCAGAAACCGTCCCGCTACATCGGCAATCTTACGATGGTCGCCCGTGACATGGAGCGCATGAAAGAGGGGGATACGGTTTATTTCTCAGCTTGCCGTGATGACATCCCGTCCACGAACAAGCAGATGGGTAAGGATTATATCCCGAATAACCTCGCGCTTAAGAATCTGATGCTTCCCGGATTTCCGGACACTACGCAAGACCCATACATAGACTCCGACAACATTCCCTATATCGGAGTGCTGGAGGGTTCGGTGTTCTTCGACGGTTCCGACGAGGATTTGCCGGAGATTTATCCCTCTATCGAGGGGATGACCGCCGAGGATATAAAGGCGGCCGGTCACAACACGACAGCAGAGGGTGCGCTCGACGAACTGATGGCGGCTGAGCAGATTGCGGATGACGGTGTGGGTAAATTGAATCCGGAGGGTACGGAATCAACACCCGAGAACGACAAGTATACGTTCAAGGTGTGGATAAAAGACCTTGGGTTCGATATTAATGACTATCTTACGAGTCAGGCCGCCACCCTCAGCTTCAAGAGCGGCAAGTTGACCGGACGGGAGTTCGAGATTAAGAGATGCGAGAAAAAGGAGTCCGGCTACTATGAACTTGAACTGAACCGCGTCTACGACAGCGACATCCAGCTGTGGTTCCCATACAACGACTACAATGCCACCGAGGGTGACAGATTCGTGCTTCTGTATATCGAGATGCCGGAGGTCTATATTGACGCGGCCTCGCAGAGATTGTACAAGGCGGCGGCAGAGTGGCTTGCCAAGAACGATTATCCGCGCAGCGTGTACAGCCCGAAAGTAGACGAGATTTTCATGGCGCGTCAGCACGACGAGGCCATGGCTTCGGGTCTGACAAGCCTCCATGACACAATCAAGGAGGGTATGCAGATGCTTTTCGAGGATGAAGACCTCGGCATAGACGGAGCAATAATCATAGACACCCTGACCATCAAGGAGGGTGACGGCAGTATACCGACATATGAGGTTACGCTTAAGGAAGAGAAGACTGTCGGCACCATCGAGCGCGTACAGAATAAGATTGACTCTCTCGCACGAGGCATAGGACAAGGAGCGGGAGGTTACAACGCTCAGCAGATTCAGGAATTTATCAGGGCTTATGGTGCAAGATATTTCCTATCTAAGCTCACGGGAGACCGCACGCCCTATCAGCTTGCCGTCGGAGATTTTCTGACGGCAGAGAAAGGCATGTATTTCGGCAAGGAGTTTATATCCGGTCTTATAGGCGGCTTGGGTGGACGCATTGATGGTGACGGCAACGCCGAACTTGATTCCCTCACCCTGCGCAAGTTCCTCGAAGTTCCG